CTCACGTTGATTTCAATTACTCCCTTACCTAGTTTTCTCAAACAGTATTCTTTAAAGTCTGTGTTTGATGTTGGAGTAGCCATTTATTCCTCCGGACAAGTGCAGAATGTTTTACTCTCTAAAGCTTCCACTCTCTTATTTAACTGTTTGATAGTAGAGAGAAGAACTGTAGTCATCTTTCCATAGTCTACCATCTTTTCACCCGTTTCATTCTCGACTACAAGTTCAGGAACATACTTCTCTAGGTCTTGAGCTATAAAACCAATCTCTGTTCTATTATTAAACCTAACAGTGTCTTTCCACTGGTACGTGTATGTTTCTACATCTAGAATTGTAGAAGATGCTGTGTAAGGCTCTATACTCGTTTTCAAACGTAAGTCAGAGTAGTTTAGTTGATTGAGATCCGAAGGGGTGCCGTCGCCCACGGAAAATGCGTGAGGATTAAATTCAACAATGGAGATAACATCTGTTGCTACTAATTCATCAATTAACTTGACTTGAGATGTCGTAGTGACAAAATCTGCATTTCCAAGTCTGACGCCATTAACGAATACTTGAACGAATGAGTTAGATGTTGAGGTGAAGGATACAGCATTTGCCGTCAATCCAGTAAGCTCAGTCTCGTTCATCGAATCGAGTCTACCAGTAATAAAACCGTTAGATGTTCCTGCAAAAGTGGTGCCGTCAGTTGTATTTACAACTCTTACTAAAAGGTCGCCTTTAGACTTAACTATATTAACATCATCGATATCATCCACAGAGGTTACATCAATGAGAGATCTAGGTCGGTTAACAAACTTCTGAGTATTTTCATCGTAAACCAAAACGTCAGCGTTAGAAATGCTTCCGTAGTTGATCTGGATGTCGCCAATATCACCAGTGTTAGCAATAGAGGAGTCACTAAAGACTAGAGATGTTCCATCACCATTAACTCTAATATATCTGTTAGAATTAGAATCCATACCTGCTATAGAAATATTAGCTGTATTTGGAAGACTGATATTACCAGTTGCAGCATTGGCAATAGATGTAAACTTAGTCTCCGCAGAAAAGGTTAATACGCCTGTTACTGTATCCGTAGTGTCTGATCTAAGAAAACTGTCTGTAACAAAGCTGTTGGAAACAAAGGTATTTTTAATATAGTTGTTAGATCCAAATCTATTCTGTACGTAATTGTTAGACGTAAAGGTAGATTTTACGTAAGTGTTAGTCGCTCTAAGTCCAACTTTTGTCGATACGTAGTTGTTAGAAACAAACCTACTTTGTACATAGTTGTTAGAAGTAAATCTTTCTTTAACGTAATTGTTCGAAGTAAATGTAGATTTAGCAAAGTTGTTAGAAGTGTATCTTCCTTGAACGTAGTTGTTAGACACCACACCCAAATCAGTTTTAAAAGTGTCTGATTGAATATAATTGTTTGTGGTAAACGTAGCTACAACAAACGTGTTAGAAACAAAGTCAGTAGAATCTTTACCGTCAAGTGTTTCAGCATCAACAGAAGTAAGAGATGCACCACTTCCCGAGAAAAGAGTAGCAGTGGCTGTTCCAGCGACATTTAAGTTAGCCGTGTTACTAATTCCAGTAACAACTAGTTTTCCACCGATATGAGCATTTCTTGAGACACCTAGACCACCTTTTGACTGAAGTGAACCAGTTGTAATGCTAGTGGACTGAGTTGTTCCATTCGCCTTTAAATTGCTACCTGACAGAGTTCCTGTTACAGAGGCACTTCCCGGTGCAGTATTTGAGTTAGTAGTGACAGCCTTCTCCCTAAACAGATTAGCCATCTGATTAGTTCTAAGCCTCCAATACTCAAATGTATTTGTCGTGGTTGTATTAGATACGTTTACTGCCATCTACAAGCGCCTTTAACAAGTGTTTAATTTCTTTTACATCCTCGTTAAGATCATCAACCTTTTGGATATAACTATTTATTTTATTGTCTCTATTTCTTGCAACTTTATATGCAGAAAGAGATGTATTATCTACATTTATAACAGCGTTGCTTTTAACATCTCTTTTAGAATTATTTAATTCCATACTACACCTGCAACGCTATTGCTCTTATGTTTTCAATGATAGCAGGATTAGAGGAATTTTTTGTTCCATACCCTACTGGAGAATCTATGGTCGCATACGTTACTACTTTAATCTGGAAAATCTTATAGGTATCATACGTTGTTCCATCTCTGAAGTAACTAGCTACACCCGTAGTAGAATCTGTAGCCATCAAGCTGTTTGCCGTATACTTGTTAGTATGCTTAAACGCATAATCAGAACCAGTAGAATCGTTAATTATCTTAACCCACTCGGTATTGTTAATCTCATCTCTTGTAAACATTCTAAATTCAAACTCTTTGATATCTTCTCTATCATTTCTATTCGAATTTATTTCAGGTGTTAAATCCTTAAGAGGTGTAAACAAGGTTTGATCTAAACTATCATACTGATTAACAAATCTACCAAATACATAAATCTTAGCTCTTGGCGGCTTGAATCCAGAAACTATAACTCTAAGATCTTCAGCGTCCTGACCATCAGCCAACGTAATTGGTTGGGAAATATAACGAACATTCGTCTCGCCCAATCCGGGGAACATCTCACTGTATATGCTTGCGGTTGTTTCTGTACTTACTGATGACCCATCAATGAAGCTGTTAGCGCTTTGGTCGGGCGATATAGTCAAATTACCAACTGCTGTAAGCAACGTTCTTCTAGTATCTATCATAGGAGAAGTCTTATCAGTGGCATTATTCATATTAATGTTAACTAAGAAAGAAGAACTACCAGTAGCTGATCCTAATTTAAGATTTTCATTAGTCTTTGATCTAAGAACTAGTGGGTTATCTGTATGTTCGTACTCTTCTTCATTAGGAATGCTAAATGATTTAGAAGAAGTGTTAGAAATATTGTAAACAAAATCAAAATCGATAGATGACTTACTATATGATTGAGTTGTAAACTGAGGAACAATTACACTATATTCATGATCTTCCAATGACATGAAAGTTGTTCCAACAAATCTATCTATATTAAGGGTTTCAGTCTCAGTTAAGAAATCTCTAGGTCTATAGAAAGCAATTTTATGCTTAGTGGTTGCCTTTACTGATCCATCAAGTCTTGTAGTGTTAAACGTTTTAGTAGATGAAGTTGTAAAGTTCCCTGTAGATGGTGCTACCGTTAAGATATTATTAATATTATCCATTTTGGTAACAATACCAGATATCGCAGTATTAACATTAGATACTGTCAGATTTGGATCGTTATTAGCATTAGTCATTCCATAAACAACATCACCAACTTGGACATTTGTTTTATTGTTAAAGAACGTTACGTCTTCGAATTCACCATTGTCTGAGTTTCTAGGGATCATTCTAACTTGAGCGGAACCCGTTTCAAAAATCGCTCTATTGAGCGTGAACTTAATATCCTCATCTTGAAGAGCGGACCAAGTATCTTGATTGGCACCTAAGAAAGCTACGCCTTCATATGGCTGAGAATTTACGGCTGTTCCTGTCGTTATATCAGTGCCACCTAACTGTGAGAAGTAAACGTCATAGTCAGGATCGTCCATTAATGGTTTGATTACAAACGCATAACCTCTATTCTTTTTTAAGAAAATAGGATACGAAAACTTAAAATTAGTTTTAGCAGAAGCATTATCTGATACGTTTACTCTTGCTGGTGGCAAGACTATATCGGAAGCTCCGTACACCTTTGACGTGTTTGGATATCCATTTTCCATTTCACACACAAAAACTCTGATTCCGTTCTTCGTTGACTTTCTTTTAAAGAATACATCAAGAGATGATACAAACACACCATCTTCACTAAAGTTTTCATCACCCCTAATGTAGAAGGTCTGAGCAATAGGATCTCTTGGCCGACCAAATATTGGAGGTGCTTCACTAACAAGTGTTCTTCGTTGTAACCTTCTTGTAACTTCTGTTGTTACTTCAAAGTTCTTTTCAAGCAACTCTTCCTTTTTTACACCAATTCTATTGGAAAAGAACATCTTTGATGCAGAAGAAAGAATAGCATCAGACTCAGTTTTTAAATCTTCAACATCAGCTACAAGAAAGTTTCTGTCGCCCTGTAAGAACTTTTCTTTAGGGACAAAAAAGGTTCCGGCTAAAGAACCGTTTTTACTAGAAACAAGTGGGGTTCCTCTTTCGCCTGTAGAGAGGAAATGAAGGTGTGCTGTGTCAGAGTTAGAAGATATTTGTTCTGATATTGTTTTGTCGTTAACGATACCATCGGGCAACTTTTTATCGTTAATTATGTGTTCAATATTTGCACTATCAAAACCAATCGTGCTACCTGCAGAAAGTATATATTTTGCTGGAATAACATGCTCGTTAACATTTATATCATTAAAGAAAACAGAATGTTGCTCGTTAGGTCTTAATCCTTCAGCCCTAAATCTAATAGGCATTTCTCTAATGAACGGGACAGCAGTAGCGTCAACAATTCTAGATCCTACGGATTCATAAGTTTCTTCTACTGAAATTCTAGTTGTTACGCTAACTCTAGTTTGTCTTGTGACACTTTGACCAGTGAATATTCGGTTTCGTCTAGTTGTTCTCCAATTGCCAAATCCACTAGTTCTTGTCCCAGCTCTTACAGGTGGCTCTTCGTCTGGATTTATTATTACACTACCAACATTTTCGGTATCAGCGCCAGAATCATATTCTGGGAACAAGCTTAATGTGCCACTAAATCTTATAGAAACAGGTGCTGCTGGTCTTACCTTGGTTGCCTTTCCCTGTTTTAAATATTCTTCCTCAGTGTGGTTGTACATAATCCTATGACCAAACACACCAATGTTTCCAGAAACCACTTCTGGCGTAAATTTATCAACTAAAACCTCAGAAAAACTAGGTCTAAATTGCTTAAGGTCTCTGTCAATAGCTACTTGATATTCACTGTTATCAGTAGCACCAAATTGATGTGAATTAAATGGTTCTACAAAGATACCGTTTTTAAATCTTTCAATACCATTTGAATTTTTAAATTGCTTATTGAAAGCTTCAGACTCTAAAGAGTTTAAAGACGTATAATATTCAAGATTGGTAATTCTCTGATCGAGAGTACCAATATCTTTCATCGTATATCTTCTAATATTAAGTTGATCTACAGTGATTCTGTATTCACTGACGTTAAATTCAGTCCTAACATCTTTTATTTTATCGCCACTGTAAATATTTCTTGCAGCAGTAGCCTCTTCCCTAGTCAAAGATGGGTACGGAGGAATGTTTACAGAACCAATCCGCATAGCTTTAGGAACTTCTGGAGCAGGAGAAGAGCTATTATTAGAAACTGAAACAGTTAATGTTCCACTCTCACCAAGATAAACGTCTGCTTGTTTTGGTAGATTAATTTTATAATCAGAAACAAACTCAGAATCATTTTTGAAAATTAAAAATGAGTTTTTACTGTTTCCGGATCCTTTAGCGGAATCCTTATCTTTGATATTAGATATATCAATGAAAGATGTATTGGCAACACCAGTCAATAAATTGGTTTGCTCTTTATTGTTAAGTCTTGGTCTATAATCAACTACATCTCTAAGATGAATTTTTTCACCACTAGAAGTAATATACGTAGGTATTTCTTCAAACTTAATATTTGTTGTATTGGCTGACACAGATGTAGTGGTTGGATATGAATCTACTGTTAAGTATCCCTCACCATCATTTGCATCCAAGACAAATGCATCTAACTTTACCACCAAAGTATTATTGGCTGTAACTATATTTTTAAATCTCCCTCTTGTAGTAAGATTTAACGAAGCATAATCATAAAAGTGATCTCTTTGACCCGAATCGTACTCAAAAAAGTCGCCATTAATTTTATTAGTCGAATCAGAAAGATCAGAAGATGTAAAGGTATCGTTAGCGTTACCATTATTCTTGTTAGCCAGAACCCAAACGCCAGTAATCTTATGTATGTCCACTACACCCAGATCCCAAGGACCAACTGAGTTTGCCGAATTATTAGCAGTGTTAATTCTTCTGTAGAGGCTCTTTTTTACATCTTTACCGAAAGGCTTGTAGTCAAAGCCATTAAAATCATACGATGTTCTTACCGTTGTAGTTCCAGTAAAGTTGCCAGAATCTAATAACGGAATTTGAATATTTATTGTATTATCAACTTGATTAGTATTAACCATAGCTGAATCTACGGCAAACGTTTTACCTACGGGGAAGATCTTTTTAAGTGTACCACTACCATCCGAAAGGACATCTTTGGTTTGAAATTCAGTAGTAGAGTTAATCTTTGTGACAATAGTTTTGTTGCTACTATCGATCTGAACAATATCTCCAACATGAATCTTGCCCGAAAGACCAGCAGCATGAGTAACTACATTACCAGAAGCCGTTGTTGTTCCCGTAGAGCTACAAGATATCTCACTCCCTACGTTTGTAATAACTAAGTTATTGACTTCAGATGTTACGTAAGATCCAATTGAATTGTTGCCTGAAAGATCCGTCTCATCATCAACATCAATAACTAAGAATCCGTTTGCGTTAAGAGTATCAGTAACTGAAGCAAACTTTCTTACTGTAAAATTGTTGTCATAAGTGCTGGTACTATCCGTGTATGAACGGACACCAGCCTCGCCAAATCCGTCAATTGGAAGAACATCTATATTAGAAATAACAGCATTATTACTATCGTTAACAATAATGTCTGCTCCACCCTTAACAGTATCATTAGTGACGATAGTTCTAGCATTCTGAATAGAATCGTTAGCAGACTGCTCTAGACCAAATAAATGCACCCTATAGACAGCTTCCGAAGAACCCGGCGTGCCAGACTCAAGCTCTACAGATTTAACGTAAGCCTTTCCTACATTATTCGCTGATGATGGAATGAAGGATGTAAGGCTTGTCAAGAAAGTAACGTTAGATGCTGGAGAGTACCCTTCATTAGATCCATTATGAACAAATGAAACTCTATCGTAAGGTGCAAAGCTTCCGTTAAATTCCTTAACTCTTACATAATTTCCATAATTGATATTTAACTCAAAATCATCTCTTTGTAGAGTATTGGTGCCTCTTTGAATTGTATCAGATAGCGGAGATAATAACTCTACCTTAAATCCATTAACGTAACCTAAACCCGGATCAACAACAATATTAACAAGTTCATTGTTGGATGACACAGCCTCAGTATCGACCATAAATCTATTTACAGTAAAGCTTCCAGCATGATCAGTGTTTATCGTTGCTAACTGTTCTCCAAGAATATTGTACTGAGGATCACGGTTTTCAGATAAAACATCACCTTCTTTATTAAAGTTAATTAATACTGCTACTGCTTCTTGATTATCAACACTTGAGGTGTTAGCAGACACCATCAATGGATCAATTTTTAATCTATCTGCGCCCGGTGCAACTTCATTAGAAAAGCCAGACGCATTGTCCAATAGGGAAGTATCAGATTTAAAGTTTACTATCGATTCGTTAGCGTCGATTGCAACTATCGAATTGTTAGCTCCTTCAATGTTGTCAGATACGACAATAAATCCGGGGTCTATGTTTAGGAATTGGCCCTTATGGAAAACAACACCCTCTTGATTAGACGCAACAGTAGCTCTTTGTGACGTGGATACAGATGCTGATTTAAAAGCCTGCAATCCAGAGAATTTTACAGTATTTAATTGCTCTATGAACGTTATTTCTTCACCGTTAGTCAAGTCAAATTTCATAGAAACGTGAGTAGTGTTAGGTGTAAAATCTACTGTAGGCGTCTGCTGCTGACCATTTACAAAAACGTTGAGAGTATCTGTGTTAGCGACTGAAAATCCAAGTAAGAAGGTGTTGGAAGAAACAGAAGTGTTAACAGAATTTGCTTGAGAATTTTTAACAGTCCTGTCAATTACATCTAAAACTTCTGGAGAATCTGCTGTGCCTAAAACTCCAAACGCAGTCAGGTTTCTATGAATAGTGAAGTTGTTAGAAGAAATATTACTGTTAGCAAAATTTAACTTTCTATTCAATGTCAACGATGTATTGTTAGCAATATTATCAATCTTCGCTTGAAAAGATACTCTTCTCTTTTTAGGCGTTTCAAATATACTAAAGTAATCGCCAACAGCATAACTATTAAAGGACGTTCCTGAACCTGTGACAGTATTAGAGTTTTCTATAATAGAAAGATTTCCAACGGCAGTTTTGCTGTTTGTGTCATCAGCGTTGGTGTATATTACGTATAGTCTTTTAGTATTTGGTGCTTCTGCCTGAGAACCATCTCGTATTGTAATAACTTTAGCTTCGACCTCACTAGACTGAGACACCAAGTAAAGATTATTTGACGAATTTAAAATTGCGTCTAAATCAACAACGTTATTATTCGTGTAAGAGTTTTTAACTCTTACAACATGTGCTGCATCAATAACATTTGGATTAACGCCATCAACAATTGATCCATTTTTAAAAACATGAGATCCAAATCTATTGATTTGCTTTTGCAACATTGTTTGAAGCTGAGAAAGCTCTCTCGCTTGCACAGCAGTGCTGGGCTTAAAGAGAATTTTATAAAACTTCTTATTTTCCAAATAATCGTCAAAATAAGGAGCATTGTTTAGATTTGTTCTGATATCTGACATCTTAAACCTTGACTACGATTTTAAATTCTACATTGCTTGTATCTGTTTTAGACACCTTCAATATGTTATTTATATACAATAAATGACCGTACAATCCATCAACATAAGAATTTGAAACCTCAGAAACTAAAACATTAGCAGAACTTTCCGAAACATTTCCACGAACAGTAATATTTGAAGGAAACTTAGTCCCAACAATAGATAACGTATTAGCTGATTGTGTCACTAGTGTTCCAAAATATTGCTTATCTAAGGACGTAATAACTTCGCCGTTGCTAAATGAATTTGCTTGATCGACAGTTAGTCTAATTATGTTGTTAAAGGTATTGGCTTTATATGCTTTTCTAAACGGAACATTATTATGAGTCCCAGCAAATGGATTTCTAGAATACATTATAGTATTAGACGAAACATTTAAAACTTCATATGACTCATCAAAATCTCTTCCTTCAACAATAATAGTATCGGTAGAGACTTGCTGATTAGTAATCTGTTTATTAAACTCATTAAAAAGCTCAACCATTTTAGACGCTTGAGAAGTATTAGAAGAACTAGTATTAGATAAAATTGCTGTGTTTACAGCACTTAGAGTTGCACCTGTTGCTTGCCCTAAATTTGGATTAATAAAGACACTTTCAAATTCAGTTCCTGTTCCAGTAATAATATTTTGCCCTGAAGTTGTTGATACTGTTCCAGTGAATGCAACATTTGCAGGAGAAGGATTTGAAATCAGACCTACAGTTCTAAATCCATTTTGAAGATTTGCTGTAATCGTATTTGATTCGTTGCCTTCCACAGTAAGGGAGTACATAACTTTATCAGAACCAAGTTCTTCATGTGGGTCATGACCATGACCCTTTCTAGGAGAAATAACTGCATCTGCAACTGCTCCGGTTCCTGTATTTGCGTCGATTATAACATTTGCAAATGAATAGGAATCACCCGTACTTTTTATTTTAATGCTTGTTATTGTTTTTGTCGAATCGTTAATTACTGCTAATGCAGTTGCATTTGCTCCGTCGCCAACAATTCTAATACGAGGTGTAATTTCATATTTGGTTGTGCCGCTAAATGAATGAACGCCATTAATATCAACTCGTCTTGATGAGCTATTATATGTGTTAACTGTAAATAAGCTGCCGTTTGCCTTTGCACCCGGCTCAAAAAGTAAAATAGAAGTATTGTTAAAAAAGTTGTTTTCTGGCGTAAAGACTAGACCATTTGAAAATGATAAAGTTTTATTTTCTATAACAAACTGTGACGATGAAATAACGGATTGAATGTCTCCGTTAGTAAATTCGACGTAGTTATTTCCGCCCGTCTTTAAGAATACTCTTTCTATGCCTTGAGACGTACTAGAACCAACCTCCGTGTTAGATACTACAGGTATAAAATCATTTGTAATAAACTTAGACGCTATAGGTACGGAATACATATATTTCCAAATGTAACCATCAGACTCTTCTCTTGGAGTTAAATCAACATGAGAAGGCTCAACCGTAGAAATAGAAGAAGAATTATTATCAATACATTTGTAAACATTACCAGATGAAGTGTATACGAAAAATGACTTTTCGCTATCATTGTTTGAGACCGTGAACAAAGTATTAGAGCTACTGTAAAAGGCTCTGTAAATTGAATTAGAAGACCAATCATATCTTGTAATGACTGGAGAAATATCTGTCGGTAAAATTTTCTTACCGAATACCATCTCACGTACTGGATTGTGTATTGAAGTATAATAATTTTGAGTATTAGCTATTTCTTTAACGTTTTCGTTTAGATTGTCGTGAGTTTTTGATACAAACAAATAAACATTTTGTGTATATGTTGAAAGCTCAGTAATCATTCCTAAATTATGTGATAATGATCTTGTAGTTGTTCCCATGTTTCTTACGTGCCACTAGATGTGACAGTCTCCTCTAAAATTTTAATTGAGCTTTCAGATTCATCTTTAATAACATTCTTAGTAAAAAACTTTCTTCCCGACATATGAACTAGGCTATCAATAATATCTTCATATCTATCGTTGTTAATTGTTGAATTAATTTCATAAGAATATTCTTGCCAAAAGTAACTGTCTTGCAATTTAACCTTCTGATTAGCCTCAGAGTTTATAGTGAGATGGCGACCTTCAAGAATAGATTGACCGCCCTTTTCTATTTTAATATTTATGTCCTTACTTTCAAAATAGTCTGAGCCAGAATCAAGTATCTTTATGTCTGATATTACCCCAGATATACTTGTAACAGTAAGTCTAGCGCCAGTTCCAGTTCCACCCGAAACAGTCGCAGACGGTGATGTATATCCGAGACCACCACTTGTTACAATGATGTCTGTTATCTGTCCGTCATTTAAAGACGCAAACGCCTTTGCTCCAGTGCCGTTACCATCAAGATCTATAATGTTAATGGATGGAGTAAGATTTTCAGATCTCATTGTAATTTCTTCGCCGGGATTATACCCAAAACCACAATTTAAAATATTTAAGGTTTCTACAGAACCCGTAGATGATGTTATTTTATAGTTAAAGTCAGCATCAGTGCCTGTCTCTATGTCACTAAACGTAACGCCATCCTTAACTCTAGATAAAAGTCTTTCGCTAGAGTTACTAAAGTTTACGTTGGAGGTTCCGTAACCAATACGGATCGTATATGATGGATTGCTAAGATTTAGTTCGCCAGATAATATCTTGTCGTCAAGATAAACTGCCGTACTATTAACAAAATTATTTACGGCTCTGACTGTTGAATTTTCATTACTATCAATAAACTTAATAAAATTAATAAATCCTAAGCTATAATCATTGTTAGATAATGTATATGCCGAGTCTTGCCCAAGCGTCATCAATGTATCGTTATCAACACGATCAATATTATGATATGTTGGGAGACCATCATCATTCATTATTTTAATAACATCATGAGCGTTAAAATCTTGACTAAATGAAGTTCCAGTACCAATAACTTTATTATTTGCCAAATTCACACTTACATTTCCAGATAGGGTATTAGCAACTGATATTAAACCATTACTAAAAATCTGTTTAGATGAAACTAAAAGTGTATTTGTAATAGTTGAATTGCCGCTTTGGTTGGCCGAAAAAGCAATATCTTTAATAGCAACGAATGGTTTAGTTACGCCGTTATAATTTTTTGGCTCTTCGTTCACGTCTATTCTTGAAATAGTTCCGTAAGTTCTTTCAACATTAGATAATATGTTTCCTATATATCCTACGTTATAAGAATTCAATGAATTGGCACTATCAAATTGAAAACCGTTAATGTTTGCTACGCCAATAGTCTGCCCATCAAAAACTTTAATCAAATCTCCATTCAAGCCGTGGGTAGAATAACCACCATCTATAACTACAGAGAACTTTCCTCTGTCGATCTGATTAGATTCGCCCGGTGCTCTTGTGACTAAAACTCTAGATTCTTTAGAATAACCATAGCCTTCAACACCTCTTAGTCTAAACGTCCCTAGAATTTTTTCCAATGAAGTCGCAGAAGCCTTAAGACTAATACCATTTTTGTTAGGCAATGCTTCAAACGTAGTACCCAAAGGAATATTTTCTGATCCACTTTCTACAATTAAGTTGTCAATTGGACCAATAACTTTTGGAGCCAACGTCACTGATAAAGGTGTAGCATTTCTTTTAACTATTTTATCGCCAGTTTTAAATAATCCTTGAACGTTATCCAATTCAACGTAAGTCGATTGCTTTCCGTTAATATTTTTCTTAAATATATTTTTAGCAATTGCAGAAGCACCAGTTACAGACCCAACAATTTCAGTTCCCTCTAATGCCTTTATGGTGTCAAAGCTATTTCCTTCTCCAAAAAAAATTTCTATTATATCTGGTCTAATAAAAACGGAGTCAGAAGGTCTGAATAGATATCTTCCGGGTACAAATACTTCGGGTGAATCATTAAACGACAGTCTGAAGAAAAGTTTAATTCCTCGTTCAGTACCCTTAGATCTGTATAAATCTTTAATATGTTTAATAATAAATCTTAAATCGCCAGTAATTACTGCCGGAAGTTCCTTGATAAATCTACCTGAACCAAAAGTATACTTATTATTAAATCTTATTAAATTTGTGTTAGAAGTTTCATCTATGTCGCCTTGACTTTGCAAATCACGAATTTTACTACCAGTATTAGCGGAGAAGTGTTTGTAATAGGTGTCTACAAAATTTACTACACCTTCACCTTCATCGAGAAAAAAATCTGGAAACTGCGATTTTACAAAGTGCTCAGTTGATTTCTCACTTTTCGTGAAACGCTCAGTCATCTGTTGTCTGCCCATCTATAGTTACAGAAATATTTAATGACTGAATTAAAATAATTTGGTCTTGGTCAACCAATATATCAGGATTAACAGGGTCAGAGTAAATTTGTACCCTATCACCAAACGCCTTTCTTCCTCTAGAAAAATACCCGCTCAAATTAAAATCGTTTAGATTTATAATACCGTTAGTGTAATCAACCGTACCTGCATTAAAATCTAATACTTCTTTGGCACCTCTTGTGGAGGATACTAATCGGATACTTCCATTTAGATCTTCAATTGAAGCTTCAAAAATTACACCATTAATATTTTTTCTAAACAAGGATGAAGTGACAGAACCTTTTTCGATCTCATTATCATAGTTTAATATAAAATCATTTTCAGATCCAACAAAGGGACTAATTTCTTTAACTATTTTGATTTTAGTATTATTCGATAATATACTGTCGTCTGTTCCATCAATGCTCGTTAAGAGTTTACTGTATCTAAAGTCCTTATTAAATTCAGACAAATTATCTGTACCGAAATTAATAATGCTGCTAATAACAGATGCCTTTAAATCATCTTCACTTCTAGTCGTCTGAGTCGAGTTGAATCGAACTGAACTATTAATATCCAAGATAATAAATCTTGGGTCAGCAGTAACAACTTCTGTACTAACAGATGCTTTGTCCTTTAAAAAATCAACAATAGAATCTTTTAGAGATTGACTTGCAACAGTAGCATTAAATGGCTTCGGAATAACAACTACCTTGCCATATCTTGGTGGAGAAAGCCTTTCACCACCAACAACATTCAAGGTTTCGATAGTAGGAAATTTATTCTTAAGAAGAGATTTGTAATCTTCTGATGTCACTGCCCTATCTTGTGTTGCAAAAACTCTAGGAGCATTAAAACGTATAGAGTTAATAGACTCTCGCTCAGATCCTAAAGATGATCTAGACACAGTGCTTGTAGTGATAGTTGGATCAGTAGAAGTGAATAATCTAGCGTTGTTACCATCATCACCTAGTGTCTCTCTATACCTAAGTCTAATGATATTTCCCGGCGTAAGTCTTTTACCAGTTACGTCATTACCAAATTCAATTTCATATTTGTCTTGACCGTATCCCTGTACAAAGAATACCTCAGATTTAGGTGTTAAATTAAAAAGATTTTCTGCCCGTAAGAATGTTGTGTTTGCTAGATCAGACGGGCTGTTTTGAACAACAATATCAACACTATCAATATCAACATTAGCGGAAGAAACGACAATTTTAGTATTGGAAGTAGTGATATCGAAGAATTCAGTTACTACAGTACCCTCAAAAATATTAACATTATTAGCAATAAATGTTCCTGTACCATCATTTGTTGCCGTAACATCTCTATCCGTGGAAAATGTTACCGTGTTAGATCCAAGGGTTGTCGTGAACGTTGTAAATTTATTAACTGTCTTCGTACCATCAGTTATAGGTCCAGTCGTAGATAAATTTACAACTGCTCTAGAAGAGTTTCTAGATCTAGGAAGATAATTTAATTCTTTTGCATGGGAAACGACAGATTCTTTTAATTTCGCCGTGTCTAAGAAAGACTCAGTTCCAATCTGGTTTAAGTAATAAGCATTGATATGTGTGTTATATGTCAAAAGATCGAGAATAATAGACATATTCGAACCATCAAAATTGTAGTCCTTGTACTGATTTTGATTCAATAAAAATTTTCTAAAATCATCTTTTAATGAATCGAAATCTAGTTCAGAAGTTGATAGATATTGATCTGTCATTATCTTGCTCTTTCTAATACTACGTTTAGTGTAACTACTTGTTGACTATTTATGGGACTGAACTCAATAATAACGTTAAGTTCATAACTATCGATTTGCTCCGAAGTGTTTGAAACAGTTATGCTGAGAACATCAATTCTAGGCTCAAAGTTTGAAAGCTGTGTTTCGATTTCATCTTCAAGCGCAATTCTCAAAAGATCACTATCTGGCTCAAATAAAAGTGCTCTTACGTTAGAACCAAAATCTGGATTGAACGGCCTTTCACCTTTGTTCGTGCTTATAATATTACGAACAGATCTTTTAATAGATTCAAAATTTTTGATCGATACAACGTCGTCAGTTATTGGATTCTGTGTAAATTGCGTATCTAAGTCTGAGAAATATATATCTTTTACAACAGGACTTTGCATTATTTTCTCCTAACTAATCCAACAACACCTCTTTTCTTATCGTTTACAGAAACCATAAGGGTTGTTCTTTCGTATTTCTTAAAAGTATTATCGATATATATTCTGTCAAATAATGAAAACTCTTTTATATAATTAGCACATTTATTGATAAGAGTGTTATTTTTATCGTTTTTAAAGTTAAAAACAACAGCGTTTCCTTGTATTTGATCCGCAAAAAACGAATCCATATCTACTCCTTTTATATTGTCTCTAAACAATAAACCACTTTCAATAAAAGGAATTCTTCCTGTAATTTCATATGCTGGCTCCATCACTTCATAACAAAGCCTTTGAAGATTGTTGTATATCGATTTAATGCTAAAGCAATGAAGGGGTTCATCTTCAAAATTATTATTACTATCTTTAAAAGGAGTAATTGAATCTTTAGTTCTTTGTATCGTCGTTTTTATGAAGTCCTCATCAAAGAAGTGCGTAGAAAATTGAACTCTTTCATCATCAAAAAGATCTATATCGCTCTCTGGGTACTTTTCTAGTAAAAACCTTTTGGGGATTTGAGCAAATCTATTTCTCTTTACAATATCTAGCTCATAGCCTTCAAAGTAATCTATAATTCCAAACTTTGTGTTATTTAAACTAAAAATCATGTTTGTTCCCTCATTTAAGTAATAATAGATTCATCTTTATTACGAAATTCAATTTCAAAATCTTCAGGTTCTTCATTAGCACTTGGTGCTTCTGGGAATTTTTCTTCCACTTCAAGTCTGTATGCTGCATCTAAAGAACCATTTATTTTTACACTACCATCAACAAAAAGATTTCCACGAATAATTACATCTTTATCAAGAGAAACATTTCCTCTTATTTCTATTTCTCTTGATTTTAAAATAATTTTTTTATCTGCAGAAAAGGTAGACATTTGTTTAGTGAGACTAGTATACGTATCTTGAGTTGTGAATCTATCTCTAGATGAAGTAAAATAAAACCCTCCTACCTCTTGCCTAAACGTTCCAGATACTTCATCTCTTCTTGATCCATCTTCCTGAATAATCTCAAGATTTCCATCAGCAAACAACGTTATTCTAGTAAGATCGTTACCATGTTGGATATTGATATACTCATGGCCGGGTGTAGTATTAAACTCTAACTTACTACCGTTGAGATACTTTGTTACTTTATTGTACGGATAGGTAATCTTAGGAATGGGTGAAATTCTTGGTGGAATAGCTTCCAAAGCAATTTGATCATCGTCATGATTAACTTCTTTTGGCCCGTCTTTTCCCGGTCCTTTTGGCGCTGGTAATGGTCCTAATTTATCAGACACTTGCTAATTCCTCTTTCGCATAATTTTCTAAATCAAATCCAAGATTTGTTATCTTATCAAAATTATTATCTACGTCCAAATTATTAAACTTAACATCAAAGGCATTATTGTAAAATACCTTTATAAATTCAGAAAAAGTTTTTATTTGATTGTTATTGTACAGTGTTAAAGGCTGTTTAAAATTACCTAAATTTGACCTCTTTCCAGAAAAGCAAATAACAATGTTAAATTCATTCGTACTATTAGGATAAAAAAATGATTCAGAACTCATTTCTAAATTAGTAAAAACATTACCAGAAGTATTAATATAAAAGTGAAAGGTGTTTAATAAATTAGATGCATCAAGATCCCTTAATGATTCTAAAAAACTTCTGTTGTCTTTGTTTACGTAAGAAAATGCACTAATGGAAAAAACAGTTTTTTTAGTTTTTTCTATATTGTACATAATTTCATTCTTAATATGTACTCTATCAACAATAAGTCTGTTTTTTTGGTAATTTTTTATTCCAAGATCAAAGTTAAAGGAAGGTGCAATCATACTACTTGTCCTTCAGTAGTGAGAGGATTTTCTGTTGTTTCAACAGAAGTCGATTCGCCCTGACCCGGACCAGAACGATTAAACTTAATTATACTTTGAATATCAGAAACTGAATCAACAGGACTTGGTGTAATTCCCGGAAGAGAACCTAAAATGCAGGGATGTTGTCTGTGACGATCCATCCAAAATCCTACTACAAATGAACCTACTTCAAGACCCATCGTTTCTCCGATATCATGAACATCAGCCCCTGTATTTGGCATGAGTACGGTAGCTAAAGGCAAGTCTGCTAAAGGTGCTAATTCGTCGTGTAATCCTAAAATACGAATTGCGACACGCAATAGTGTATCAGCATCTCTAGATTCTTCTGCCGTATACACTTCATCAACGTATGCAAAAAACCAAGTAAAATTATTGCCATAAAAATCTGACTGATAACCTGCAAGATCAGTATTATTACTCATATTATTTTACTTCCCTCATAGGTTTACATTTAACCTCTCTGACCATCAAGACCCAACTCAAGCTGAGAGTATACCTCTCCGTTAGTTGTCACACTATGACGTATTGCGAGAACTAAGTATTTTCCAGTAAGTTCAGGATCCAAAGGTCTGTCAGGATCTTTGGTGTTTATTGGATACACCATTTCAACAACATCGCCCGGACCAATATCCACACATCCATACGTGCTAATAGAAACCCTTTTATTTAAAAATCCTGCTGCAGATGTCTTAGGTTTTAAATATGCGTCTTCTAATTTGGGTTTTTCAAAATAAGTCTCATCATCATTTCTCGGTTCATATATAGTTCGTGTCTCTCTTGGAGATGCCATTAGTTTTGCAATTTCTGAAAGTAATGGCATTTGCCGTGATTCCATAGAAACAGGTTGTGACTTGTCTTTCGTAAACGTGCAAATTTTATTAACAAACCCTATGTCAACATATTCTTTAGATGCATAGCCTTGCTGCAGCATAGAGTGAGCATCAAACCCTGACTCTTGGCCAAACACTAATATTTTAGCAATTTTAGATCCACTGACGTACTGTGTATCAATTATATGAGCAGCACCAGTCATATTATATTCTGTCATCACATATCTATATTTTGGACCTGCCTTTGCCAATTCACTTACCTCATCAAGAAAAAATTTAGGTTTTCCTGATTTAAACCTTTCGTATAATACAAACATATTATTTCCTGTCCCACCTGCCCTCTCAAGCAAAAAAGAGATTGCTTGCATGGGTGTTTGACGTGGAATATCAATGTTTACGGCTGGTGATGAAGATGCATTTATCTGCAAATCACCTTTGATGTATTTGTCAAATACATATTTTATAATGTTTGTACAGGTTTCCGGGTTGTTTTTAAATTTCCATTCTTGAACTTTCTGTGAGCTATTGTATATGTGCTCTTGGCTCATACAAATAAGCTCTACCCCCAGAGCCTTTCGGCCATTAACCATAGCCGTCTTTGTGCTATTAATATGAAACGAACCATCAATTGTTTCACCAGCACCATCGGTTATACTTACAGCTAAAGCCCGGTCTCCATCGATACGCCCATTTCGAAGTATTGCATCTTCATCAGATATAACACAACTTAGTGACATGAAGGGATGATCTAGAGAAGAATAGGCTTTTAGAGAAGAGACGTACTGTGTTATATCCAAGCCACCTCCACCGCCAAAAAGATTAACAATCTCCACCTTAAATGCTTTTTGGCCTTTGGCTGGCTCTAAAAAGTTAACCATTAAATAATCTCTCCACCTCTTCTTGCACTTGATCTATGAAAGATGGATCAATCAAGTCGATGTTTCTCAAATTGTCATTTCTTTCTTCGTGATATTCAAATGCCGTAACAGGATCCCATCCAGTTCGATCAATAGAAATCGTTGCATCAACAAAATCAGAATTAGAATATCTACTAAAGGTATCTTGATTAATTGTAAAACCGTATTTTGGATTACTATAATGTAATATCGTTTCTTTAGCTGCAGGTACAGACCCATATTTCTGAATGTAAAAGTTTGTCAACTGCTTATAAGACTTAGGCCACTCATTATATACATCTAAAATTTTATTAGACATCAAAACAAGCCAAGAGAAAAATACACTTCCATAGAAGTTAAATGCAACTTCTTCAGGCGATTCATCATCCTCAACAGTATATTTTAAAAAAGCGTTTGGATTATTAAAAGCGTCATCAACCACTTTTGAAGATACCATAAGATTTCTTGCAAGCTTACCATTGTATTCTATTATTGGTAAATTCTTAAATAGACCTTTTGACATTAAGCAAATCCACTTCTACTAGCCTGATAATCACCTCTGACTCTACTGGTTATTTCCATAATTGTTAATGACAACGCCACAGAAGTAGGAGCACCAGACTTAAAAAAGAATGGTGAACCAGAAGCAGAATAGTCTACAGTTATATCAGTTATAACACTCTCAAATATTGGAAAAATAATGAGACCGTTTGGCGATCTAATATCAAAACGTGTCAATATTGATGGGTATCTAATAATATTTAAAAATGGATCAATAAGCTCTGGATGACTGTGTTCTTTTAGAAGTTGTATAACTTGAAATATAGATTGTGTCCCTGATTCTGAATCTGCATATAGCTTCCATCTAAAATTAAATGTTCTCGGCATGACACCAGAAAACTGCTGAACCATGCTATTGTTGAACGCAGTATTAAATCCTTGCACACCCGCCATATTACCAACAGCGCCTATCAAGTTATTTAAATTTCCCGGCTGTTCATAAAAGCCTTTAGCTTGGTTAAACAATGCCTTCATCTGTGACATACCGCCCTCTATATCGGGAGCTTGTTTTTCACCTAAAGCTCTTAGAGTTGTTGCAGTAGCATTCATTATGGCATCTTGAATTGCACCACCAGCGCCTTTATGCTTACTCTCGTAACCAATATTCATATTTTCCTGAAGGTTATCAGGTGTGGGTAGACCGATTGTTCCAGACGAAGAAGATACAGAACCACCACCTCCACCGCTACCTCCTGCTCCCCCTACTCCTGCGCCAGAGGATCCAAAGCCAGTTCCTCTAAGAATTGGACTATCTAATCTCTGTACACCCGAAGAGTCACTTCTAGTACCACCTCTCTCAAAAGACGCTGGTGAACTTACTCGATTAGTTGAAAAACCACTATTAGAGTCTCTTTCTCTAAGTCTTTGTAAGTATGCTTCTGTGGTATTTTCCTTACTATCATAATCCACAGAGAACATCTCTTTTAACGTAATAATATTATCACCCTTTATTCCTATAGAGGATGATCTATTGGTACAATTTCTGGCGTCAATAATTTGAGGTACTTTACGTCTACCAGATTTTTTAGACTTATTTTTTCTCTTATTACTGTAACCTTGTGCAGCACTTTTATTTCCAGATTTTTTATTAGGATTTGAAGTGACATAACTTCCAGATCCGGTTTTTACAAATCCTCCGCTAGAAGTAGTTACTAGATTAGTCCCACTCGGCTTAGCATTAACAGATCTGCCGACGCCCGGACGTATAGTATCGCCAAAAGTATCAGGTCTTCTAACCATTTGTCTTCCTACTAAATAATTACATGCCAGCTAAAAAGGGTTACTTTAAACCAAAAAATTACAGTAAATATAAAGGAGACCCAACTAAGATTATTTATAGGAGTAGTTGGGAAAAGATGTTCATGGGATACTTGGATAACAACCCAAGTGTCGTTGAATGGTCTTCTGAAGAGTTTTTTATACCTTACAAAAGTCCTGTAGATGGACGTGTGAGAAGATACTTTCCTGACTTCTATGTTAAGAAGAAAAACAAACAGGGCGGTATTGATGTTCTTGTTGTAGAAATCAAACCAAAATATCAAACAGAAAAACCAGATAAAGTTAAAAAAATAACTAAGCAATATGTAAATAAGGTTAAGACATACGCTATTAACGAGTCTAAGTGGAAAGCTGCAGAAAGCTTTTGCAAAGATCGAAAGTGGAAGTTTCAGATTTTAACAGAGAACGAGCTAGGACTCTAAATGGCAATAACCTTAAGATCATTTAAAGAGACTGTCGAAAAGGTAGTAGGAAAAAAGCCAAAAGACGTATTCCACTCAATTCTTGTCGAAGGCTTAGAACAAGAGATTATCCCTGCTCGAACCAAGAAGGCACGACAATACTATCGTGGTTTCGGAAGCATGTCCGCACAAAGTTCTAAAGATACAATATTTAAAAACAAAGATAGAATCGCAAAGCTTCCAACTATTGGAAAAATGTATTTTTTTCAATACATCCCAAAAATGATTAAAGAGCTACCATATCACGATAGGTTGCCAATGATCTTTCCAATAAACACTATAAATAATGGGATAATGGGCATCAACCTACATTACTTACCGCTCGAACCCAGAGCAGCTTTGATGGATGCACTTTACACTTTGTCTAGTGACAATTCATACGATGATAAAACAAGGTTAAGAATAAGCTATGAGATTTTGAAGGTTGCATCAAGGTTTAGCATGTTTAGGCCGTGTATAAAAAAGTATCTGTTTAACCACCTTCAATCACCATTGTATGAAGTTAAATCATACGAATGGGATATTGCCCTATTCTTACCAGTTGAAATGTTTGCTGTTGGAAATGCATCACCGAATCCGGGTATCACTGGAATCGCACAAAAAGAATCGCTCGATAGGATATAAGATGGGCTTTAGTATAGAACAATTTAAAGGAAGATTTAAAAACGACTTTGCTAAAGCCGCTTTGTTTGAAGTCTTTTTCGCAAGCTTTGCCGATCTTAGATTTCAAGCCACTAGTGCTTCTCTACCCGGATCGAGTATCGTAACCGATACGTTTTCTAATGGTCCGTACAGGCCATTAGAAAAGGCAGTATCAAGATCTTACTCAGGCGTTGGCGTGACCTTCATATTAGACAACGAAGGGCGCTGTCTTTCAGCGCTGAACCAGATGATGGATAGCGTTGTAGATCCTGACGGGTTTGTTGGATATTCTTCACAATACGAATCTGCAGTTAATATAAAACATTTCAATCAGTCAGGTGGTGTCGTAACTAGTTACACACTTAACGATTCATTTGTATCGTCTTTGTCTGACGTAACTCTTGATTGGAGTAGTGGAGACGCTATTGCAACGGTATCTTGTATTATAAAATTTAGATCCTATTCTATGAGTGCTTTTGGTGGAGGATCTAGCACCATATCATCTTTCGGTGAAAGAGGTTATGTTAATAAAGTCGAAATGCCTGATAGAGCACCCATTATTACTGAAAGACCAAAAATCGGAGGCACTAGCTCTGGTTCGCAGTCGGGAAGACCACCAATTGGAAGTATTAGTTCTGGACCACAGATTGATTAAAGGATGAAAAATGTTACCAAAAATTCAGACTGCTGTTTTTAAGACAACGATTCCGTCTTTAAACAGAGAAATTTTATTAAGACCCTTTTTAGTTAAAGAAGAAAAAATTCTTCTTATGGCCAAACAGTCAGGCGAAAAGGATCAGATTTTTATTGCTATCGAACAAGTTATTCAGAATTGTGTTGTTGATGAAGCTTTAGACATAAGCAAGCTCCCATACTACGATATTGAATATCTCTTCATCCAGCTAAGAATTAACTCTATTGGCGATTTCATCGAATTGGAAATTACTGATCCAGAATCTGGCGAGAGAAAGAAAGCTACTGTAGATTTAAACGACGTAAATGTCGTATCTTCTGATGTTGGTAACAAAGTAATTCTTAATGAAGATACTGCATTGATTATGAAGTATCCTACACTAGATGAGATTTCTAAAGTTACAGCGGTGAATGATGTTGAAGCATTTTTCGATACGTTGAAGTATTCTATCAATTCAGTTTTCCATGACGATCAATCATATGAATTTTACTCCTACTCAAATGAAGAACAGATCGAATTTATTGATTCGTTAAGTGTATCGAATATTGAGCAATGTAAAGATTTTATTGCTTCTATGCCTTCAGTTGAAGTTGAAGCAAGATGGAAAGATGAAAATAAAGATAAATCATTAACGTTGAAGGGTATCAACAATTTTTTTTAATACTGTTGGGTCATAACAACCTTAAAAATTACTTCAAACTAATTTTTAATATGGCCCAGCATCATGGATACAGTATAT